AAAGCTTTCCGAAGCCCCGACCCTCTGCGGAGGACAATCGCTGGTGCAACAGATTGATATACCAGAGCGAACAACCAAGAATTGTTGGAGTTCGTTTTGAATCGTGTGATTTAATCGGGCTTCAACACAACAAAAGAAAGGGCTACTAATATGGCTCTAGCTACTAATACTCTCGCTCGTCCGGGTTCTAATCTACCCGCAGGAAGCGATAAAACGGAGCTTTTTCTTAAGAAGTTCGCTGGCGAAGTGCTGACGACTTTTGAGACTGAAGCTTTATTTAAAGACCTCACAACGACCCGCACTATTGAGAACGGCAAATCTGCTCAGTTCCCCGTGGTCGGAACGGCTGTGACCAAATATCATACCCCCGGTGATTCAGTCATCGAAGGGTCAAACTACCTCAACAATATGTCGCACGTTGAGAAGGTTATTACAATCGAAGGATTGCTGACCTCCTCTGTGTTGCTGGCAAACCTTGACGAGGCGATGAACCACTTTGATGTGCGTTCCATCTACTCCAGCGAAATTGGTCGTGCCTTGGCAAAAGCCTTTGATCGGGCTGTTGCACAGACGATTGTTTCCGCTGCTAGACAGGCGAATAACTTCGGAACTAACGGCCCAGACGGAGATTCTGGAACATCCGATACTTTCGCAGCTCTCGCCAATTCAGTTGTAACCTCTAACTCTGGAACAGATGGTGCTGTTCTTGCAGGTGCGGTTCTGACTGGCTTGCGTCGCCTTGATGAACGTGATGTTCCTTCGGATAACCGAATCATCGCTGTTCGTCCTGCTCAGTACTGGCTCCTCGTTGATGCCCTCACAAAGGGTGACTTCAAGGCTCCTTATACTGGTGTGACTGGCGTGTTCGAGCAAGGAAAGGTCGCTATGATCGGTGGTGCAACCATCGTGAAGAGCAACAACATTCCTTCTACGGACTTGTCGGCTGATACCTCGATTCCAGAGCAAGCCTCTGGTGGTTCACGCCGTCTCAACTATGCGAACACTCAAGCGATTGTGTTCCATCCTGCCTCGACTGGTTGCGTTAAGCTCCTAGACGTTGGCGTTGAGAGCGAATACCAGATTGAGCGACAGGCGACCTTGATGGTTGCTAAGTACGCTGTTGGACACGGAGTTCTCCGTCCCGAAGCTGCTTACGAAGTCAAGTCTGCCTAATAATTAGGTACTCTAGGGGCCGTCAGTCAAGCTGTTCACATCCTCGACAAACCAAAGGTTATTGTGTTTCCCTTTGGCGAGTGAAGTGAATTTAAGCTTGGCTGGCGGTCTCTTTTTTGTATAAATTAACCCTATGCCAGTAATTGCCTCCACAGAGCTTGATGCAATCAACACAATGCTGACCACCATTGGTGAGTCTCCTGTCAATAGCATTAGTGCCTCTACCGCCGATACTCGGATTGCTCAACTCATCCTTCAAGAAGTAGATCGTGCAACGCAGATTAAAGGTTGGAATTGGAATACTGAAAAAGAAGTTACCCTTACTCCGAATGTAAGTACAAAAGAAATTACTCTGGGTAACAATGTTGTAAGAATCAGTATTGATAAACGTACTTATACAAACATTGATATTGTCCAAAGAGGCACACGGCTTTACGATAAGAAAAATAAAACATTTTTGTTTGATTCAGCTATTAAAGCTGAAATTGTTTACTTGCTTCCTTTTACAGACCTTCCAGAACAAGCCAGATACTATATTGTAGTTAGGTCTGCTAGGTTGTTTCAACAGAGAATGATTGGTGATTCAACAGGTTCAGCTTTTAGTGCTGAAGAAGAGACAACGGCTCTTATGGCTTTACAAGATTCAGAAGATGAGACAGCAAATCATAATATTTTTGATCAATATGATGTAGCTAAAGTAACTGCCTACAGGCGTTATATAGTTTAATTTATGGCAATAGCAGATGTTAAGGGAGCCTCACGGAGCCTTATTAGGACAAGTGTACCTAATCTTATTTCTGGAGTATCCCAACAAGCCGATTCTTTTAAGCTGACTACACAAGCTTATGAACAGATAAATGCTGTATCTAGCGTTGTAGACGGCTTAATTAAGCGACCCTCTACTTCATTACTTACAGAAATAAACTTTAATCAACCTGCGGGTGTTGCTACTTATCCCTATGGGGCTAGTGGTAATGCTGTATATCCTAAATTAACGCCATTAAAATACTTCACTATTTCTTCTGGTGAGTTTACTGATTACTTTGGAATTGTTTTTAACAACCCAGCAACAAGCGATAAAACCCTTAAAATTTTTGATCTTGCCGGTAATGAAAAAAATGTCCTGTATTACGGCAATAATCAAACAGCTATAAATTCTTATTTTTCTTCTCTTACTACCGAAACTCTTGGTAATAACATTAAGAGCCTTTCAATAGCTGATTACACATTTTTAGTAAATAGTGCTAAAACAACAGCTTTATCTGCTGACCTGTCAACTAAAGCTACCGCTGGCTTTGGCGGTACTCAAGTAAATCAAGGTATGGTTGTTGTTAAAACTGGCTATACTGGCAATAACAGACAAAGACCAAGTGGCGAAATAAGCTGGTCTGTTCAAGTAATAGGAACTAATGATGTTCTTTATGTGCAAGCCTCTGGAACCAGTACAGAGTGGAATCCCGATTCAGCTTCTTTAGGAGGAACACCTTCAGTAATAGCTACTGATATAGCAACTAAATTATCGAATGGTGTCCAGAATAATGCTTGGACTGCAGGAGGAAGAATAGCTTCGTTTGGCTCTAATGTATATATTCAACATTCTTCTTTAGATTTTAAAATCATTGTTAACGACGGCTATGCAGGAACTATTTTTTATAGTGTAAAAGATGACGTACAAAGTTTTTCAGATTTACCCATTATTGCTCCTCACGGCTTTATTGCTAAAATTACTGGTATTCCAGAATCGGATGGAGACGAGTATTATGTAAAGCATGACAGTAATTATACTGGAGCGTTTTTGGTTGGTGGGTCTGCTACCTCTCCTGTAGGCATCTTTGCGGTTAATGAGGGTACTTGGTCGGAAACTGGTGGGCCAAATATTCAATATAAATTAGATTCGGCCACTATGCCTCATGCTATTGTTAAGTTGGACTCGAATAACTTTTTATTTACTCCTTTAAATGGAGCTACTGCAACCTATACGCTTGGCGGGGGTAGTAGCGGAACTAAGGCGTATACTGCTCCTTCTTGGGGAAGCCGAGATTCGGGAGATTTAGAAAGCAATCCGAACCCTAGTTTTATCGGTAAAACAATAAATAATTTATTCTTCTTTAAAAATCGACTTGGGTTTCTGGCTGGAGAATCAGTAATAATGAGCGAAGCTGGGGAGTTTTTTAATTTCTTTAAAGCATCGACAGCACAAGTTTTAGATTCAGACCCTATTGATATTACTTCGTCTACAACTGAAATCGGTACTTTGTACCATGCTGTTCCATTCTATGACAGAGTAGTGCTATTTGCTGATGGTATTCAATTCTCTTTACAATCTGATGGAGAGATGACTACCAGATCAGTTTCTTTACAGCAAAGCACTTCCTTTAATGTTGATGTTACAGCAGAACCAGTCGCTATTGGAAATAAAATTTACTTTTCTTACAGAAAAACAGATTATTCGGGCGTACAAGAGTACTTTATTAACCCTAATACAATCCTATTGGATGGCAACGATATTAGTGCTAATGTCCCTAGTTATCTTAATGGTGGAATAAGTAAATTTGCTGGTTCTGACATATCATCCGTATTGCTCTGCTTGGGGGACACTAAACCACATGAAATAGGCGTTTACAAATTCTTTTATTCTGGGGATGAAAAAGTTCAATCGGCTTGGTCAAAATGGTCGTTTGGTCTCAACAATAATGTAAAGCTGGCTTACATAAAAAGAGACAAAATCTATTTTATTATAGAAAGTGTTGGCTCTTCTGATACAGAGTTATCTATGGTGTCTTTAGATTTAGACACTACTAAAAAGGACGCTATCGGTACTCCGAATATTCAAGCTCTTGTAGATTATAAATCTTCTAATTTTACCTTGTCCTCTACTTTAAGTAACGGAGACGGGACTTTTTCACTTATTACTTTAAATAACAGAACTATTATTCCATTAACTCAAAGCCAAATAAAGATTACAAGCCCCTACAATTCTTATGTTGCTCCTTTTTCTGCCACTACTGGCTTTAATACGCCTACCATACCTAATTATTCTTTCTTATCTACTTCAGATATAACAATTAATAATTTTAAAATAGGTTCTGGATTTTCAGTTAACGGAAATGTTGAGGGTTCTGGATATGAGTATGCTTTAACTCCAATAGGGTCTTTTGCTACTAGTGCGTCTTTAGCGTTGTCTACAAACCAGTTCTTTGAATTTTCTATTACATTAGGTAAATATAAAAGTTTTTATTTAACTAGTATTTCTGACTTGTTGTTAAGCGTTATTGCAACCCCCCCATCTGCAACAGCAACCTTATTTTTTAGTAACAATAATTCAGATTTTTCTCAAATTGGAACACAAAACCTCACTTCATCAAACCCTTCAACAACTTTCAATGCACCTACTGAATTAAAGGGCGGTGCTGAAGAAAAAACTTATTATTTTAGATTAACTTACCATACTTCTGTTAATAGAACTTTTTATGTTGAAAGGGGAGCTAATAACCCGACTATTAATGGTTATCTATTTCCCAGCTATATTAGTGCTTCATCTCTTAATTTTGGAACAACTGGACTGATGTATAACAAAAGTCCTTATCAATTTATAAGTAGTACTGGAGTGGCTTACGATACTTACTATGCAATTTACAACACTTCTGGAGTAGCCGGAGTGCCTGTATCTGGCTCGATTGGGTATTGCTCTAATACTAGATTATTTGTAAAGGCTAATTTAACAGGAGTTACTGGAGTAATTGGTATTCCGTACCCTATGACTTATGAACTAGGCCGACCAATCCTTCGTTCTGCTTCTGGCAAGGGTCAATCGGCGGTAGCTGACGGGAGACTACAGCTTAAGAACGGGATTATGCTGTACGACAACAGCCGATTCTTCCAAGTACTAGTGACCCCTAAATATAGGGATACCTATAATTACACTTATCTTTATAACTTTGTCCCTAATTATTTAGGGGTTGGGCCAACTAATCTTGACTATATGCACATGGAAGATGGAGCTTTTAAATTCCCTGTGTTTTGCCGTACTGATGACGTAAAGGTTAGTATATTAAATGAATCTCCTTATCCGTGTGCTTTGTTGAGTCTTGAGTGGGAGGCTCTGTATAGTGCAAGATCAAAACGTATTGGCTAGTTATTCTAATGGGATTGTTGTCAGAAAGACCTTGTTGCCAGACGTAAAGTATATAGCCCCAAGACTTCGCAAAGCAGACCTTAGAGAACTTAAAGCTAACTCCCCAGCCAAGCCAGATGTTGCTCTAATGACTAGTGTGTGGTTAAGTAACCCTTGTTATACCATTTGCGTATACGGGGAACCTATTGGTTTGTTCGGTTTATGCCCCCAAAAGGATGTAGGAGTTGTGTGGATGATGGGTACTGACAAGGTGTTACAAATAAAACATACCTTTCTAAAGGCTTCTAAAGAGTGGCTTAACTATTTGCTTGAATTAAAGCCAGTTTTATTTAACTTTATACACGAAAAGAACACCATACACATTAAGTGGTTGCGTTGGTTGGGCTTTTCGATTATAAGCAAAAAGGAAGGCTTTGGATTAAACGGAGAAACATTCTACGAGTTTGTAAAGATAAAAAACAATGTGTAACCCAGCTTTAGCCATCGCAGGTGTAGGACTCGCAGTAGGGGTCGCCCAGAGCTATGCCCAGTATCAATCCCAAAGTGACTTTGCTAATCAACAAGCACAAGCCCAAAGCGATGCAATTAGACAGCAACAAGAATATCAAAATAGACTTATTCAATTAGAAGGCGAAAGATTTCAAGCTGAAAGTAATGCTGTAAGGGCTAGACAACTTCAAGAACAACAGGCTCTTGCCAGACAACAGGGACAAGCTTCTAAAGAGTTTAGGTCAGCACAGGCAACCGCTTTGGTGCAGTTTGGAGAAGCAGGTGTTAGTGGTCTTTCCGTTGACGCACTATTAGCTGACTTTACCCGTCAAGAATTAGGATACCAAGAAGGCATTTTGAGGGAACAGCAGAATAAAGATGCGTTTTACAACGAACAACTTCGTCAGAATAGAATGGCTTCTGCCTTTACTATGGCTGAAATGAACAGACCTATTACCTCACAGCCTATTGCTCGTCCTAGTGGTACTGCTCTTGGTCTTGAATTGCTTGGTAAGGGTGTCGGTGCTTATGGGTCTTATCTAAACTATGGTGGTGGCATGAGGCCAGAACGCAGTACCCCAAGGTCGGTACTAGCAATTCCTAGCTAATTTATGGCTGTAGAACTAGTAAATAGGCGGGGTGTAAATGTAGGCAGGTTGCCTTCCCCTAACATCCCTGCTCCTGCTCCAGTTGTCCAAGTAGCAACTCCGAAAGCAACAGCCCCAGCGGAAGCTGTAAGACCAATCAGACCAGAGCAGAGCGAACTAGGACAGATTGCTAATTCTTTAGGCTTCTTTAACGAAAACCTTTTTAGCTTGGGTTCAGTATATACACGAATTTCAAATAAAGAGAATTTAGAGCAGGGTCAGCAAATGGCTATGGAGGACATGGCTAAAGCTAGACAGATCACAAAGCTAGGTTTTAAGAAGGCTTCAGAGCAGGGCTTGATTGACCCCGGAGCCAATCCTTATATGCGTTTGGGTCTTTATGAGACCACGGGAAAGATTGCTGGGCAAGAATATCGTGAAGCCCTTCTTAATCGTAGGGATGAAGTAAACAGCCCTTATTCAAAGATTACTGAAGATCAGCTTATCGCTCAAGAGCGTCAGAAGTTTGCGGAACAGGTTGGAGAGAATTTCTATGCACAGCAGGGCTTTCTTTCTGAAGCTAACCAAGCTGAACAAAGTTTTAAAAACGCTGTTATTGGCGAGAAAGCTAAATTCACTCAAGCCGTAACTGAAGAAAAAGATGCTTTAGCTACAACTAAGATTGTTTCTTCATTGAGCAAAGCAACTACTCCAGAAGATAAAGCCAATGCCTTAAGTAGCTTGCTAGACCTATACAACAACAGGTCGCAATATACCCCTAATGTAAACGCTTTGACAGCTAGGGATGTAGGTAATGCAATTAGGTCTATTGCTAAAGATGACCCAACTAAAGCCCAGCAAGTTTTAGACGAAGTTGCCACTATGGTTATTGCTCGCAGGGATGGGAGTACTGCTTCTTTTGGTGAAATATTGACACCAGTAGTTGATGACCTTCAGAATATTATTGATTCATCCTTGGATAAGGAAGAGCGTAACTGGGAGCGTAATCAGCGTAGGGAGAACTCTAGGGCTGATGTAGCGATTGATTCTAATATCAAAAAGTTTGTGGATTCTGGGGCAAATCTATTAGATGACGCTATTGTTCCTAGTATTGTGGCCGAGGTAATGAAAACTAATCCTAATGCTGATCTGGCTGGTGTTACACAGACAACCAGAGAAAAAATGGCACAGGTTTCTGCTCCAGACCAACAACAAGCAGTTAATTACGCTTACGAGCTGGCAAAAACAAATCCAGAAGAAGCAATTCAGTTTGTTAGCGATGCTGAAGGTAAGACTATTTCTTGGGAGGCTAGTCAACAGCTAAAACAAGCTTTTACAAAATCTAACGACAACTTGCAGTTAATTAACAGCCCAGCTTCTAATTCGTATTATAAGCTTTTGTCTGACGGCTTTAAAACAAATACAATGTTTGATGCTATGTCGGAAGCTGAACAGGAAGTATTTGTTCTTAACTCTAGGGCTGTTTTTGATTCTAATGTGGCTTCCTATATTGAAAGTCTTGACCCAGCGATGCCTAACACAGAAGTCAATAAATTACTACGTCAAGAGCTTCCTAAAATTACAGAGAAAACTAAAAACGATTTGTTTAAGGTTCAGAACCAAAAAACTTTGGAAACACAGGCATATTTAAGCCCCCGCTTAAAAAATGAAATTAAAACTGGTGCTACAGACCCTAAAGTAAACCCAGTAGCCGAGTGGAAACTAGCTTCTCTTGTATTCCCTACTACCAACCCAAACCCCAATGAGATTCTTTTGTCCCGCTGGGGTCGCCTAGAACAGCTACAGAACCAGCTAGATGTAACAGCCCAAGGAACAAAGATTCCAGAGTTTAGGCCAGAACAGGCTTTAAGGGAACAAGGGGAGCTTAAGCAATTCATGGCTACTAAGTCTCAAAACTATTTGACCCAGCTTTCTAAGCTTATCAATGCTGGTGGTGTCGAGGTTGCTGATATGTTTGGAGACGACCGCAATTCAGAATTTTACACCTTTACCCCAGAACAGACGGAAAAGTACAATTCAGACTACCTCAAGATCAAGAGTCGAATGGGCTTCTCGTCTACAGAGCTTTCTAGCGGTGTTACGTCTGATGGCATTAAGTTTGACCCAAAAACCCTGTCTACTGATGGGACGCTGTTCTTCAAGTCTAGTGCTGAAGCCAGAAAAGCCATTGATGACTATAGGAACGCAGTAAGGACTGACGCTAATGGATTCACTACTTTTGAGGGGTCAGCTCAAGGATATTATGTCCAAACTTTGATTGACTTATATGGCTTAAAAGACGAAGCTACTTTAACAAACTTCTTTGCTAATCAAAAACTTAAGCTAGAACTACTAGGAAAATAATCATGGCTCTACCTTCATTTGATGAATTGCCTTCCCTAAACGCCCCCGTACAGCCTATGGGTGCAACAGAGCCTCAAGTACCTATGGCTCCAGCCCCAGATGCGGAAGAGGGTGTTCTAGGCACAGCTAATAGGATTGGAACGGCTTTCTTGCGGGGTGGGGCTAAAGGTATTGGTGAAATCGCTCAAGTAGCCTCTTTTGGTAAGATTGATGACAATTTCTTGAATGTGTTTGGTGAAAGCCAGACTGGAGGCGAGGAGCTTGCTGAAGGCATCGGTAACTTTGCTGTAGGCTTCCTCCCTGCTGTGGGTGTACTGGGGAAGGTGGCTACAGCGACCAAGGCTCTTAAGGGGGTTGCGATGGCTGATGCAGTTGGTTCGGTGCTTTCCAACAAGTTTGCACGGGGAACGATTGCTGGTGCTGTTACAGACTTTGCCTTCTTTGATGAGCATACCAAACGGCTCTCAAACATCGCTGAAGAAGCGGGTATTCCTTTTGCTGACCTTTTGGCCCAGAGCGATTCAGACAGCGAGTTTGTTGCACGACTAAAATCGGCTTCAGAGGGGGTTCTTCTTGGCGGTGCAACCGAGCTATTTATGGGTTCTGCTAAAGCCCTGTTTACAGCCAACAAAATGAAGCTGGCTGGTAAGTCTGCCAAGGAGGTTGTAGAGGCTCTTAAGAAAGACCCCTCAATCCAAGGGTCGATCAACATTCTGCGTACCTCTGAAGAAGATGCCCTAGCCCAAGCTAAAGCTGTCCCGGCCTTGGCTACCGAGATGCAACCAAACATGAAGAAAGGTACAAGACCAGACAGGGAACTTGGTGCTAACGCTGTCCCTGTACCTGTTACTTCTGCTCCTATTAGTGAAGCCCAGCTAGGAAAGTTGTTTAATGTCTACTTGTCGGGTAATGGAGAGCTAGTGGGTGAAGATATTGCCCGTGAAGCCCCAGAGATTATCACAAGCATCAAGAACCTTAAAACTGGTAAGGATGCTGAAGAATGGTTTGGTTCTTTTGCTTCAGCTTTTGAGGGATTCCTTAAAAATCGCAAGGGCGGGGTACTCCCAGACGCAGTAAGGGCTGAAAAAGGTCTTAACTACCTCAAAGAAACCCTAGATGCCCGTGGTTTTGAGACCATTTTGGGAGGTGCTAGATCGTCTGCCCAGTTTGCAAGCCAGTTGCCCGTGCTTACAGAGGCGTACAAAGTCGCAAACACCCTATTTCATACTGCTTCAAAGAACGCTGTTGATGAGTTTCTAGCTGAAATGCCTAAATTTAAGGGTTTTGCTGGCACAGCTAAGGCTTTAGCTGGTGAACTTCCTCCCTCTGCTCGTAGTTTCCTTCAGATTTTAGAAGCTCAGAAAGCCATGTCTGGATATATCAAACAAATTGGTGCTGGTGCATCTAGGACGTTGCGTGTGTTTAGGAAAGACAACACAGCACAAGCCGTAGAAGAGATTCTAGGTTCTGGAAGAGAGTTTATTGGTAAGGATGCCCAAGCCTTGATGGGAGCTGTCAACTCAAAGGGAGGTTTAAGGAGACTTGAGGATTTGGCTATGAAGATCAAACTGGCCGGGGATAACGAGGTTGCATTTACAAAGCTTGTAGATGGTACTCGTACTGGCTTGGACAGGCTGGCTACTTACACAATCAACGCCATGTTGAGCAAGGTAAGTACCTTTGCCACTATTCAGTTTGCCAGCAACAGCCTTACAAGCCTCTATTTGCCTTTAGAACGTGCAACAGGGGCTTTGTTTAGGGGTGACCTAGCTGAATCTAAAAACTCCCTCCGAGTAATTGGCTATTACAATCGTTTAGCTGGTGAAGCCCGCAACTGGTTTGTAAAGTCTCTTAAAGAAGGGCAAAGCTTTATTGGGTCTGAGAGTTCGGTTGCGGAAGCAGGTAAACAACAGGTTTTGGGTGGCGTGAAGTATCTCGAAACCAACGCCCCCATGCTTGCCAAGGCTCTGAATGGTATTGATGTGTTGCTGACAAGCCCAACTAGGTTCATGCAAGCGGTGGACGAAGGCTTTAAACAGCTTCATGTTCGTGCGTCTGCTTCTGCCTACCTTCATGGTGAAGCTCTTGAAAAGGGAATTAAAGACCCTGCCCAGATTGTTGCTTATGTTGAAGAAGGACTAGCCAAGCTGGTAACGCAAGAAGGGGCATTAAACAGCGAGCTGGCAATCCGTCAACAAGCCCAGCGTATCGGTAAGGCTAGGGGGCTGAACAAGTTTGACATCGCAGACCTAGAAAACAATATGGTTTCAGAGTATCAACCTAAACTTTCTAGGATTGAAAGCCTTGCTAAAGACTTTAGCCAAGAGGCTACATTTACACGGCAGGGAGTGTTAAGTGCTGACGGCAAGACCTATGAAAAAGGCTTTTCGCAGTTAGTGAGTAATATTGCTAGTTCTTCTCCTTTGGTTCGCCTTGTTGCACTTCCTTTTGTTAATACGCCTATGAACCTAATGAAGATGGTGGGTCAAAGGCTGTTTCCAAGCATTACGACCAATATCCCCGGCATTAAAGGGTTTCATAAGCAACTTATTAACGACATGGCTTCTGGAGACCCAGCTAGAATGGCATCGGCAGAGGGCAGAATCATTATGGGTAACCTGCTTTCTGTGGGTGCGTTGATGACCGCTGGCTCTGGTGCAATTACTGGTTCTGGCCCCAGAGACCCAGAGGAACTTAAGCTTCTTACTCAAACTGGTTGGCAAGCTAACTCTTTCCGCATCCCTACCCCGAATGGTGATAGTTACATTTCTTACGCCAAGCTTGACCCCTTTGCCAGCTTCCTTGGCCTTACGGCTGATTTTGTGGATAAGATGAGCCAGCTAAGTGAGAACCACAGGCAAGACGGATTACAAATGTTTGCTACGGCTGTTGGTATTGCCTTTGCTAAGAATGTAACCAACAAGACCTACCTAGCGTCTCTTAAACAGTTTGATGAAGCCATTACGCAACCAGACAGGTTTATGGAAAAGTATGTGCAAATAAAAGTAGGAGCGTTTGTTCCTTCTGCAATCGGTGGTTTGGCTCCCTTGTTTAATAACGAAGAGCTGGCCGAAGTCCGTAGCATCGGTGACGCTATTCTTGCTAGAATCCCCGGAGCCAACGCTGTAGAGAGCAAGCGTAATATGCTGGGCGAAAAGATCACCCGCAACTCATCCTCCATTGTCGATTACCTTGTCCCTACTGCGGTATCTAAAGACAAGAATGACGCAGTTATAAACGAGCTTTCTAGGCTCCAACACGGCTTCCGTAACCCCAGCACAAAACTTAACGGGCTTGAACTGCTAGACTATTCTATGGAGAACGGACAGACCGCTTATGACCGCTACATGGAACTTACTGGGCAAGTTAAACTAGCTGGCAAGACGCTACGCCAAAGCCTAGACAAGCTAATTAAAAGCAACCAGTACCAAAGGTTGCCAGAAGATCGCCTTTACTCTGTTGATGATTCCCCTCGTATTTCTGAAATTAAGAAAATAGTCAACAAGTACCGCCAACAGGCTAGGCTTCAGCTACAACGTGAGCTTCCCAAGGTTAGACAGCAACTTCGAGTTGTTGAACAGATTAAGGAAGGAAGAAGGTCTGGTAGAAGTGTTGAAGGCTTGATTGAGTCGTTACAAGGAGTTTAAGCCGTGCCTAACACCTACGTTTCTTTTACAGCAGACTCGACAAATGACGCAAATCTTACCGAGTACACAATACCCTTTAAATTCTTAAATGCTGAAGATGTAAAAGTAAGGTCGATAAATACAGTTAGTGAAGCTGTTTTACAATGGATTTATGTACCGATAGCAACTTGGAATACTAATTTAGTAGACGGCGAAACAAGCTACCCTTTTGGGTATTATTCTGTTGTTTTTGAAAATGGTGTAGACAAAAT